CGCAAGAAGTGCATGGAATGCGGCAAGGGTTGGTACATGGAAGCCAGCAACGGCAAGATGAAGTGCAACAAGTGCGGCAAGACTGTGGTGGCTGAAGCTTGGGACACCAAAATGCACACAGCCAAGAAAGACGTTGGCAAGTGGGAAGGCTGGACTGAAGCTGAACTCAACGCCAAGCGCGCCAAGCTCATGAAAAAGGAAACTCGCACTGCCGCCGAGCAAAAGGAAGTCAAGCAGATTGACTTTGCATTGCGTGCCAAGGGAACCAAGGGCAAAAAGTGGGGCAAGGTTGACGAAAGTCAGTTGCAAGAAAACAGCTTTGCAACTGCCATGAAGAAGGCCATTGCTGCCGATTCACAAGGAAATGAAAAGAGCAAGCAGCATTATTTGGATGTTGCCAAAACTGCAAGATATGCTCTCAAATCCGCTGAGATGGTCAGGCACAAGGATCTGTTGGACAAATACAAGGAAATGACCAGCAAGGTTTCAGAAGATCTGGCACCGGGTCAAACTGATCCCTACAGCAACATGAGCGACAGCAAACTTCAACAACTGGCCAACTCTGGTGATGCCACAGCCAAGACTCTGTGGACACAACGCCAGTCAGGAGGTCAACAAAGCAGCCAACCAGTTCAGGAAACCGCTCCTCCTGGCGAAGCAGCTGAGCGTTTCATCCGCAAAAACAAAGCTAGCTTCCAGAAGCGTTACGGAGATCGCGGCGAGGAGGTGCTGTATGCCACAGCTTGGAAAAAGTTCGGCAAAAAGAGCGAAAGCCAAGTCAATGCTGAAATGCAACTGGAATCTGTTCAAGCCATGATCAATAACCTAAACGATCAACTTGCAGTTTACAAGGCCGAATTCCGCGGACAGCTTCAAGAAGGTCGTGTGGTTGACCCACTCAACACTGGTTATGGCCTGGATGGTGAGATTGTCATGGGCAAGATCCAAGCTTGCCAAAACAAACAACGCAAGCTGCAACAGATAATTGAAACCCAACAACAAAACGGCATCAAGAAAATACAAGAGCAAGTTGCCGCTGTGGTGGAAATACGAAACCTACAAAGCCAACTAAACACTCGGCCCTGGGGTGTTGTTTACCGCGACCACACTGGCAAACAACAACAGAAGTTCTTTGAAAGTGCCGCCAACCGCCAGTTGTGGCATGGCCTTAACAAAAACGACATCAAAGTGATCCGCTCAGTGGGACCCCGAGACTTTCAAGCCAAGATCAACAAGCTCAAGAAGATCTAACATGCGCATAAGCGAACTCTTGTGCGAGGACATTGAGGCTGAGGTAGATCAAAGTCTCAAACAGATGTTCATACCCTACCTTGCTCAGAAAAAGAGCAAGGTAGACATGAGCACTGTGTTGGACACCATGCACAGCCTATATGGGCAAGAATGGGATGTTAGCAAGGACTGGGTCATGGATACTCTGGATGGTGCTGCCTTTGTAAAGAACATCACACCTGATGCAATTTACCTCAATGTAGACACCCCCAGTGCCCTGGGGGCCCAGGACTCTGTGGAAAAGGCTCAAGACCATGTCAGCAAAATGGCGAAATCTGCCATCAAGAAATAACATGTGACAACGCCCTTGCTGCGTTGTATAATACGTGATGCAATTAGTTCCCAAATTCACATATGAAAAGCTTGCCCGTGACGAAAGTTCCGGCCGGCGCCTCTATCGCACTCCCGGCGGGCACGCCCTGAGTTCAGTTACAACCATCCTGGATGCCACCAAAAGCGTCGAGGCCAAAGCAGCGCTGCAAGCATGGCGGAGATCAATAGGTGACAAGGCAGCTCAGCAGATATCAACTGAGTCAGCCACACGTGGAACCATCATGCACAGCTATCTGGAGAAAACCCTGCTGGGGGAAAATCCCACCCGCGGCACCAACTTCTACCACAAGCAAGCCTGGGACATGGCTCAGGTGATCCTGGACAACTATCTCAGGCCCAACCTCACTGAAGTGTGGGGGCTGGAAGCCAGCCTGTATTATCCCGAGCTGTATGCGGGCACAGCAGACATGGTGGGTGTTTACAACGGCAGACCTGCCATAATGGATTTCAAACAAAGCAACCGCATCAAGAGAGATGATCGCGTTGTGGATTACAAGACGCAACTCACTGCCTATCTTTTGAGCCATAACGCAGTGTATGGCACAGACATCGACCGCGGCGTTATTTTGATGTGTACTCCGGCCCTGGAACCCCAAACTTGGGTTCTCGAGGGCGCAGAGTTGGAGCATTACAAGCAGGTTTGGTGGCAGAAAGTAGCTGAGTATTATCAGGTTTAGGCGGCCTGAAGTTTGGCCGCCTTGACATGCTTGCAATCTTTTCCGAAATTTCCGGCAGGGCAGGAACAACTCCAAGCACCATTGCGATTGGTCACAGTGTAGGTATTGCCCCGGCTGCCTGCAATTTCGTAGGTTTTGATCGCAGGCTGCGGGGCGGTTTTCACTACAGGAACAACAACCTCCACACCACCCTTGGTGATGGTTGCGACGTCAGCCCACTTGATCACGCGCATGGCATGTCGATCAGTGCCAGTCATGCAAAAATAGCCCTGCTCCACCCAAGCTGGCGTGGCCACAATGCGGCCCTGATAAGTGGTGGTGGCAGGATACCACGTCAGCATGTGTTGAGTGTGGTTGCGCACAGCAACAGTGATTTGATCGCCCACTTGGGGCAGGGTGTTTTTCATCATGACACCATCCTAACACAGGGATTCGGTCTGTCAACCGTTTATCGTGCGTTCTGCCAGGTTTTTTTGAGTTTTTGAGCAGTTTGCTCTGCTGTGCGCGCGCAGAAGTTAGGATGTTGCGCCCAGTATTTTAATTTACGATCGCACACAGCAAGCTCTGAGCTTGCTTGTATTTTTTCTTGTGCGCTACCTTGCTGAATGTAAAATTTCAACATGAGACTGTTTGCATAATGCGTTTCCCAATTTTTGTTGGCATTGAGATTGGCATAGGGCACAGCACTGCGAAAGGGCGTACGCACACTGACTTCATCGTAGCAAAGCATGTTGTGTGTTCCTTGCTCTCTATGTCGTCATAATAGCACGCCTGTTGCCAATGTCAACCTTTCTTTGCAGATTTTTTGGCGGTTTTCCTCTGCCAAGCACGCACTGTGCGAGTGTAATCTACCAAATCTTTCACAAACTGTCCCCAGGGGTCCCCGCCCAGCACCCACAGTCGGTAAGCAGTGGGGTTGTCCTCTAACCAAGTGGTCTTGCAAAGCACTCGCATCAAGCTGTCAGCACGATCTTTGGTAAGATTGCCAGTGTCGATACCCAGTGCTGCTGCACCAGCGTAGGCGTTGCCTATGTAATTGAATTGAGCTTTGGGAAAATCGGTCATTGGGGTGCCTATTTGATTTATAATGATATTATGGCACTGTTGCTGGTGCTGTCAATCAAATATACCCCATCACACCGCCCAGTGGCGCTGCAACAATTCCCACAACTCGCAGCACGGTCATGGTGGTGATGGGGTCGTTGATATGTGAAACGATGGTCACGATGTTCAAAACCCAGCCTACGGCCATAAAGATAAGATAGACAGTCCAACCCAAACCAAAAAAACGCATGCCACATGTTCCTTGCTGTGTGTGTGCATATTAGCATGGTGGATATGTATGTCAACCTAAAGATTCTGTTGTGGAGACATCTGGCCTGAAATGCAGAGGTGATAAATACCCAACACGGAGAACAAACAAGATGACCATTAACGTGATCAGCCAGATCCAACATCGCCGAGGCATACGCAGCGACCTGCCCGATCAACTAGCAGAAGGCGAATTGGGCTTCTGCGTGGATACCCGACAACTATTCATAGGCAACAGCGACGGCTTTGGTGCCAACACAGAAGTTTTAACAGAATTCAGCCAAGCCACTGTGCCGTTTTTTGGGGCCACTGCCAGCACTGTCAGCGCCGGCAGCACAGTGTATCTGGGGCCTGTGGGTGTGGATGGCACCAACAACAGCACTGCTTCGGGATTTTTAATGCCGGTATCAGGCATTTTGCGCAGTGTCAGCGCCCAGAGCACACTGCCTCCGGGCGCCAGTTTGAATTACGCCTATACTGTATATCACAATGGCTCGGCAACCAATATGACGGGCAATATAAGTGGCACCAGCAATAATGTCACTGTGTCAGGCAATGTGGTTGTCTATCGCGGGGATGTTGTTAGCTTGCAGTTGGCCACAGATGCCACAAGCGCTGCCAGTCAGCATGTTTACAGTTTTGTCCTAAAACACTAAAATTAAAAATCCAACCCAAGTGGGAGAAGATCGATGAGTAACTGGGATTTCATAATGGGAGGTGAACACTGCCTTCAGGCTTGGAAAACATTGAGGTCTCAACTCACAGGTCAATTGACCGACGAACAATACTTGCAACTGGTGGTGGATTGGTGGAGCCGTGCCCCACTGCAAAACCACGTGCTGGATTATGATCACAGCGACACCTGGCCTGATCCCTGGATGCTGCTGTATAATGGCAACTTTGACGCCAGCAGCGTGAGCTTGGGCATGCTATATACACTAAACCTGGCAGAAAACTCCCGGTGGAATTCCGATCAACTGTGCTTGATGTTGCTGAAAGACACTGCAAGGCATCAGTTGCAACTGGGCCTGTGTGTCAACAACACCTGGCTGCTGGGATGGGAATATCAACGTATCACAAGCTGGTCCGATTCTCGGACCAGCTTTTTGATTCAGCGTCGGTTTCATTATCATGAAGACGCCGCTGTTGCCATAACCACTTAACCACAACACAAATAACTTCAGACTGCTTGCATAAGCATGGCGGTTCTGTCTATAATCATCTAGAAGAGGTAATATTAAATGAATGCAATCAGAGCCCACACCAACATACAAGTGACCAAACGCGATGGCAGCCGAGAGTCGCTGAATATTGAAAAAATACATCGCCAGGTCCTGTGGGCCACTGAAGGTACCAGCGGCGTTTCTGCAAGCGAAGTTGAGATCAAAAGTCAGTTGCAGTTCTACAACGGCATCAAGACCGTGGATATTCAGGAAACCCTGATCAAAGCCGCTGCTGATCTCATTAGCGAAGAAGCACCCAACTACCAGTATGTGGCAGGCAGACTAATCAATTATCACATCCGCAAGGAAGTATTTGGCGGCATCTTGCCGCCAAAACTGGAATATCATGTGCGTGCGGTAACAGAAGCTGGTTATTATGATGCTCAACTGTTGGCAGATTACAACAGTGCCGAATGGGCCATCATGGATACCTACATGGACCATGACAGAGACTATGATCTCACTTATGCTGCCATGGAACAGCTACGCGGTAAATACCTGGTCAAGAACCGTGTCACAGGCAAACTGTGGGAAACACCACAGATACTCTATATCTTAATTGCAGCTACACTTTTTGCACGTTATCCACAGGAAACCCGCATGAAGTGGGTCAAAGACTATTACGATGCCATTAGCCAACACTATATCAGCTTGCCCACACCAGTTATGGCCGGTGTGCGCACACCACAGCGTCAGTTTTCCTCATGTGTGTTGATTGAATGCGATGACTCCATTGACAGCATCAATGCGACCACGTCCGCCATTGTGAAATATGTGAGTCAGAAAGCAGGTATTGGCATTAATGCCGGCCGTATCAGAGCAGTGGGAAGTCCCATACGGCAGGGTGATTCCTATCATACCGGCATCATACCTTTCATCAAACTGTTCCAGAGCGCTGTCAAGAGCTGCAACCAAGGCGGAATTAGATCCGGGTCAGCTACTCTTTATTTCCCCTTCTGGACATACGAGTTTGAAGACCTCATCGTGCTCAAAAACAACAAGGGCACCGAAGAAAACCGTGCTCGCCACATGGATTACGGTGTGCAATTCAACAAACTGGCATACGAGCGCCTGCTCAGCGGCGGTAACATCACACTGTTTAGCCCCAGCGATGTGCCGGGTTTATATGACGCATTCTTCCAGGATCAAGAGAAATTCACAGAACTTTATGAGGCGGCCGAGCGGAACACCCGCATTAGAAAAAAGACGATCAAAGCCATTGATTTGTTTACAAGTTTTATGCAAGAACGCAAGAATACAGGCCGGATCTATGTAATGAATGTGGACCATGCCAACACGCACAGCAGCTTCCGTGAAGATGTTGCACCAATCAGACAATCCAACCTTTGCCTAGAGGTGACACTTCCTACCAAACCACTAAATGATGTAAATGATCCAAATGGTCTTGTGGCACTGTGTACGCTGTCAGCCATAAACTGGGGAAAAATTCGAGAACCCAAGGATTTTGAAAAACCCTGCACGTTGGCTATTAGAGGGTTGGATGCACTGCTGAGCTATCAAAGCTATCCCATACTAGCAGCTCAGAGGCACACAGAGCTCTACAGACCACTCGGTGTGGGAATTATAAATTTTTCCTACTGGTTGGCTAAAAATGGATTGAAATACAATGATGATGCGTTGCAAGTGGTGGATGAATATGCTGAAGCATGGAGTTACTATCTCATCAAAGCCTCTGTGGACCTAGCCAGAGAATACGGCGCGTGTGAAGGTAATAATGATACAAAGTATAGTCAGGGAATCATGCCTATTGACACCCGCAAGCCAGAAATAGATGAGATTGTGCCCCATGTTGAACGCCTGCCCTGGGATGTATTGCGCCAATCTGCAACAACTTACGGCATCCGCAACAGCACTGTGGCTTGTTTGATGCCATCTGAAAGTTCCAGCCAGATAAGCAATGCCACCAACGGCATTGAGCCACCACGCAGCTATGTGAGCATCAAGCAAAGCAAGGATGGCGTGCTCAAGCAGGTTGTGCCGGAATATCGCCGCCTCAAGAACAAATATGATCTGCTGTGGGATCAAAAGAGTCCCGAAGGATATCTCAAGATTGCAGCCGTGCTTCAAAAGTATATAGATCAATCCATCTCAACCAACACCAGCTACAATCCCGAACATTATCCCGACAATCAGTTACCCATGAGTGAACTGCTACGTCATTTGTTGCTGGGATATAAATGGGGAATCAAAACGTTCTACTATATGAATACCCTGGATGGTCAGGGCGAATTCAAGCTTGACACTGCCGCAGATTCAGCCAATACCAACAACGAACCTGAAACAATAGACGACGCAGATTGCGAAGCGTGCGTCATATAGGATAAAACATATGTCATTTCAAACACTTGACACCAATAACCACGCCGATAACACCAAGCTACTGGCATTCCTGGACCCATCCGGGACAACAACAGTGGCCCGTTATGACAAGATCAAATACAGGGTATTTGACCGGCTAACGGAAGACCAACTGGGTTTCTTTTGGAGACCCAGTGAGGTGGATATTGGCAAAGACAGCAAAGATTTTCGTGCGCTAACTGCACATGAACAGCATATCTTTACCAGCAACCTCAAGCGTCAGATACTCCTGGACTCAGTGCAGGGGCGAGCCCCCAACTTGGCTCTGTTGCCCCTGTGCAGTTTGCCCGAGCTGGAAGTTTGGATTCAAACCTGGGCGTTCAGTGAAACCATTCACAGCAAGGCCTACACTCACATTATCCGCAATGTCTACAGCGACCCCAGCAAGATATTTGATGAACTCATGGACATCGAAAGCATTGTGAATTGCGCCAAGGACATCACACTGGATTACGACAATCTCATCCATTACACGCAGCTATATCACGTCTTGGGTGTGGGCACACACACAGTGAATGGTGATACTGTCACTGTGGATCTACATGAGCTAAAGCGACGTATATGGTTGTGCCTCAATGCTGTTAACGCACTGGAAGGAATACGTTTTTATGTAAGTTTTGCATGTTCGTGGGCTTTTGCAGAACTCAAGAAAATGGAAGGCAACGCCAAGATCATCAAATTTATCTGCCGTGATGAAAACTTGCATTTGGGATCAACTCAGACTCTGCTCAAACTTCTGCCCAAGGACGATCCAGAATTTGCTGAAATTGCACAGGAGTGCCAGGAACAAGTGACCAGGATGTTCCTGGCGGCTGTGGATCAAGAAAAAGACTGGGCAGATTATTTGTTCCGGGACGGCAGCATGATTGGCCTCAACGCTGCCTTGCTCAAGGACTATGTGGAATATATTGCCAACCAGCGCATGGAAAGCGTGGGACTACGGAGTCCGTTCCGTAGTCGTAGCAACCCCCTTCCCTGGACCACCAAGTGGATTTCCGGCAAGGAAGTTCAAGTTGCTCCTCAGCAAGTTCAGTTGTCAAGCTACCGGATTGGTGACGCCAAGATGGATGTGACCGACACCAGCTTCAATGGTATTTCTCTCTAATCGTACGTCAATTGGATGGAAAATTGAAACACTGCCCTGAGCTCCGTCTCCCCAAACTCAACGACCGTCTCATAGACTTTGCTCGTAAGCTTGACTGTACCTGGATCGGTGCAGTTGAGGTTTCTTCAAAACCTCACTGCCGTGAATGGGACTGCCACAACAACGTAATCAAATATGTCGATTGGTATGGCGGAACCAAGCTACTGGGCTACTATCTGCTTGAAGAAGTTGATACAAAAGATTACGTGGCTATACTTCATAGCATTGTGAGACGCGAAAACAACGAGCTTGTTGACATAACTCCATTTGAAGACGAGAGGTCCTATAATATGTGCGCACTTCTCCGGGACCAGCATCCCAATTACTCCCAACAAGAGATCTGGCTGTCGGATGTCACAGAGGCCAGCTTCAGTGGTATCAAGCTTTAAGAGCTTGCCACTGTTGCCGCCAATCAATCAAGCCCTGCGACACAACAGTGGGCTCTTGATGTTCCAGATGCATTGCCACACTGGGGATGGGACTAAAGAGCACCACTTTTCCGCCAAAATCCACCATGTTGCTCCACAATGTATTGATGGTGTGGTCCTCGCTCAGTGACCAGGGGTCATAATTAGCAAACATTTTATTCCATATACCATATGTGTAATAAAATGTTCCATGAGATAGCATAACTGTGTTGCTGCTTTTTGTCACAGTGCGCCAATGCAACCCTTGCGTGTAAAATACTCTGCAGGGTTGGGGAAATTCTTTGTGATACCTGTCTACGCAGTCGTAGGGGAAGATTGCACAGGGCATTTGATTTACGCTTTGCTGCAAACTGATCAAACTATGCACCATTAAGTCTATTGCGTGTGGATCATGAAAATAATCATCTTCCACAAGATAAACAAATTCTCTGCCATTTGCCAAGCATAACTCGCCCTGACGCACTGCACTGGCGCGAAAGCCAGTGGTGTCTGTGAGTGGTTCAATGTGATGGTTTACGCCTTCAAGCTGAGCCTGGACAAGCGCCAGAAATTCATCCCCGCTGTGATCATCCACAATCCACAATTTCACATGGTTTTTGCTATTCTTGATACTGGTGACCAAACTACTGAGACATTTAATTATCATTGTGGCTCGCGTGTCTGCCACGCAGCGAGGTTTGGGGTCAGTGGGATGTTCTATACCGGTTCTGCAACAAGTTCGCAGAAAGACATCAACTTGATAAACCGGTGTTGATGCCGTTGTGCTTTTTTCAAACATCACTTGAACTTGGATCGACCGGGCTTGTGAACTTGTATCAACAAGATGACACTTTCGGCCACGTTACTCAAGGTGTTGAGGTTGAAATAAAGTTCTTCTTCGGTCATTTCCTTTTTGCGAACTTTTTCACTCCAGTATGTGTTCCAGTCGTGCTTTACATCACAAACTTCAATGTCAATGCCATGTTCCAGTGCCAGCGGTGTCTCAGCTCGATTGATTTCCTGATTCTTCATGGCAATACTTTGATCAAACATCTTGAAAGTAGTTTGTGTGAGCAATCTCACATGCGTGGGGTCGTTTACTGCATTGTCGCAACGATGATGCGGAAACTGCACTTCCCAAGCTGCGCCGTTGGCACTCACTCGATACATTTCCTTGATGACGTCAATGAAATCCTGGGGTGTTGTTCCCACATGCTCCAAGATGTCTTTGGCCACAATATGTTCCACGGAACTGTCGTTAAATGGCCAGGGGAAATTCATCAGGTCGTGCTTGAGATCAGCTTTGGATATCTGGCTCATATCTATGTTGACAAAGCCATCCAATGCTTTTCCGCCACATCCCAGGTTCAGCTTGAGCTTGCTTTCGCTTATCTCGGGCTTCTTGGTCTTTTTGAGCTTGAAATGTTTTTCCAGATCCTTGTATAGAACGTCAAACGTCTGTGTCCACTCTTTGGCTTTTTTCTGTCTGTAGAGTTTCACTGTGCTGTAATAGGGGCTCACTGTGCTGTTGGGCGCGTCCCAGGCCCATGTGTGGTAAGGCAATATGGGGGTAACTACCCACGTGGGTTTGCCAATGGCAGCGGCTGCGTGAGCGATTGAAGTGCATGATGTAATGATCAAGTCCATTTTGCTCAGTGCCGCCAGGGTGTCCTCCCAGCTTATCAAGAGGTGTTGCAAATCCACAATATCCTCGCTCAACTCCACTGTGTTGTTGTCGCGTTGAAAGCTGTAGATTTGCAGTTCTTTGTAACGGTTTAGTGAAGTAAGAAACTGTGATGGAAACAGGCGGAACTGCTGATGTTCAAACTTGGGATTGCCAGCCCAGCGGATACCTACTTTGATCTTGTCGCTGTTGATCATGGTATCCCAAACTTGGGCGCTGGAGGACTCCACAGACAGATAGTTGCCAGGATTGATGGTGTCAAATGTATTGCCACACACCCAGCCAGCACTAAATGCCGGCAACCAGTAATCATGTGCCACAGTGTGAGCCTGGTCCCGTTGTATCACATCATCCACGCCGGATATTCTGCGCACAATGCTTGCAAGTTCCGGGGCGCATGCCACATAAACCTTTTCAAATCCTTTTTGTTTGAGTTGCGTGGCAAAGCGAACGTGAATGATTTCGTCTCCAAGACCACCCTCCAAGCTCAATATTATGCTCTTGCCTTCAATGGGATGTTCCTCGGGGTTCCAAATGGGAGCGGCAGTTTTCAAGAATCCTCCGCCATACACATTCAAGTAACGGCCATTTTCCAGAAGCTGACACCCTTCTTGGTATTGCCCCTGCTGCAACATAAACCAACCGCGATTGAAGCTGTGGCGAGTCCACATTTCAGGGTTTTTGTTTCCTTCGTTGTCGGCAATGTCATTGGGCCCTTGCGCTTGAAGTTCCTCGGATATCTGCCAAGCTTCTTCAAACGAGCCCTCTAGCATGAGCTTCAATTCTTTGTCAATAGGGTGCATTTTTGTCTCCAGGTTTATATCAATTATAAGGCCATTTTGGTGAGATTGCTATTTTTTCCACTGTAATAATGACTGATTTATAGGCAGTTGCCATTGTCCCATGCGAGATTTTCTCCACACTGTGACGTCGGGATACCACACAGTTTTTTCACCACTGAGGGTGCCTCCCCAAGTGAAGTAATCGTCGGGTCGGGTATAAACAAATGTTTTCACGCCCAGGCTGCCAGCCGCATGGCTCACACTGCTACAGGAACACAGAACTATCTCACTAAGTGACAGTATGGCCAAGGTGTCTTCCCAGGTTTTGATTTGTGGTGTTAGATCCCAGACGCCATCAGGGCATGTCAGGGCTTCCATGCACACACTCACTAGTGTGTAACGGTCTTTGAGCTTTTCCACAAGGTATTCCACTGGAATATCTCGAAAATGGTTTTCACTATACTGTGTGCTGCCGGTCCAACTTAACGAAATAACACGCTGATTCCCAAGAAGACTTTTCCATTTTTTCACATAGACCGGGTCTGGTTTGATATACGCTTGTGTTACTGTGGGATCATAATGCTGGGCCATGAGGGGCAGGCTCATGCTGGGTATCCAAAAGTGGTATTGATTGTCAGCCTGATGCGGCGCAACGTCAAAGTTTCTCATGATTACATGGGATATGGTATTGTTGGTGTAATAATAGAATTGAGTGGTGGGATGCTTTTTCAGGAGAGTGGCAATCCATCGGGCAAATATGAACTCATCACCCAGGCCGCATTCTCCCACAATACACACTCGCTTGTCCAGTAAGTCTTGATCTTGCCATCTATCGCATTGTGGAAGATTGTCCCATCTTTCTTGACCAATCCAAAGTATGTTTCCCTGACGCTTGCCGTGATCCATTTCTCGAAATGCTTGTTCATACCGATGTTGGCGAAATAAATGCCAGGACAGGTCCAGGTGTTTTTCGGCACAATCATGTTGCTGGTTGCATACAATATCAAATGCTTGGTCTATTTGATTGGCTTGTGCGTGATAGTCGCTCAACCTGCGGATATCCCACACAGTTTGGCTGTGACTCAACTTCATGTATTGTGAAAAGTGATGCACTGCCAATTCCGGTTCAAATATCCGGCTGTAGCACGCTGCAAAGTTTAGATGTGTTTCAGCAGTGTTGTGGCCAATCAGGTTCACTGTGACTTGATTTTGATTCAAGGCTTGCTGATATTGCCCTTGCGTGAATAGTTGTGCAGCTTGGGCATCACTTGCTTGTATCTGGGATTGGTGATGGGATTTTTCAAATGTCATGTGGGATTTAATGAACATCATACATTATGTACGTCATTTATATGGCAGATCGGTTTACAAAGTCAATTCCTCGGGAAGTTATGTTGTCACCGCCGCAGCATGACTGGCCGCAGCACCCCCGACCACTGCGCTCCAAGATGTGTATGTGGGTCCGCTGACCAGCACTGGTCCGCTTATTGCGGTCACAACTGAGTTGTTGCCAACCTGACCTGAACTGTCAGCACCCCATGCATACAAGGCGCCGTTAGTGCCAATGCCCAATACATGGCTTGCTCCTGCCGACACCGCAGTCCATGATATGTTGGCACCGGGAAGTGTTACAACTACCGGGCTAGATACGCTGAGTATTGAGTCAATACCCGCTTGTCCGATGGTGTTCAATCCCCAACCATACAGCAGATTGCCTGAGCTTATTGCCATGCTGTAATTTGCCAAACCACCTGCACTTGCAAGAGCCTTCCAGCTAGTTGCTGCCGGGCCGCTCACTAATGACGGAGAGCTTGTTGTTGCGATTGATAGGTTGCCCAACTGACCACTGCTATCAAATCCCCAGGCATAAAGTAGGCCATTGGCGGTAATGGCCATGGAATGCGCTGATCCTGCCATAATAGCAGTCCAGGAACTTGAACCAATCTGCACAGGAGAGGACAGCGACGCCGCTATGCTGTTATTACCCAGCGCACCGTTTGACCCGTTTCCCCAAGCATAAAGTGCTCCTTGTGTGGTTATGGCCAGTGAATGGAGGCCGCCTGCTGCTATAGAGGACCAACTCGTTCCCGCAGGTCCTGATACCAACATGGGCATGTTTCTATTGATACCAGTCAAATCTCCTAGTTGGACCGATGTGTTCGTTCCCCAGGCATACATCTGACCGCTTGTAGTGATACCCAGGGTGTGAGATGCTCCCATGGACACTGTGACCCAAGATCTTGTGGCACCTGGAGTATATACCACCACTGGGCTGGAAATATTAAACGTGGTTGCATAACCTAACTGATAATACCCGCCATAACCCCATGTATAAAGCAAGCTTCCTGATGTGATTGCACTGGCATGCGTGGCTTGAGATCCGGCGGCAACAAATGTCCAGGAAGTGGCAGTGGGTCCGCTTACAACGGTGGGGACAGACACTGAAGTAACCGAGTTCGTGCCCAGCTGGCCAGATGAGTTCAATCCCCAGGCATACAGTAGGCCTGTGGTAGTCACGCCTACTGAATGAAGTAATCCTGCTGCAATAACAGACCAAGATGTTCCTGCCGGACCAGATACTGCAACTGGGCTGCTGACTGAACTCAAACTGTTGATACCTGCCTGACCGCTTGTATTCAATCCCCAACCCCACAAAGTGCCTGTATTTGTAGCGGCCAGTGAATGGCTTCCGCCCGCTGCCACTGCGCTCCAAGATGTAACTGCGGGACCCGAAACCAACTGGGGCATGAATCGTGTTGTTTGCGTGGTGTCTCCCAGTTGACCATTGTTATTATACCCCCAAGAATACAACCGGCCTGAAGTGGAGATTGCCAAGGTATGACTTGTTCCGGTGCTAACAGCGGTCCAGCTAAGTGTTGCGCCGGGTGTGTAGACCACCTGGGGCGAAGAAGTTGCGGCAGTTGTGCCTACACCTTGTTGGTAGCTGATGTTTGAGCCCCATTCATACAAGAAGTTATTTGTGTCAATGGCACCGCTGTGTGTGGATATTGGTCCGGTTCCAATAAACTTCCAGCTGGCACCTGTGGCACCGCTCACCAAAGTTGGAGCGCTCACAGTTGTCAGAGAGTTGATGCCCACTTGGCCTGACGTATTCAATCCCCAGCCCCACAGTGTGCTAGTTGTGTCGTAAGCCAAGGTGTGATATTGTCCGGCCGAAACAGCCGCCCACGACGTACCAACTGGTCCACTAACGATCACTGGTGAGCTAATTGTGGTTAGAGATGACACCCCTACCTGTCCTGAGGTATTCAAACCCCATCCATAAAGCACACCAGCCGTGGTGATGGCCAGACTGTGGCTGTAACCAGCTGCAATCTGGGTCCAAGATGTGGCAGCGGGTCCTGATATCAATCTGGGTATAAGTCGCGTAGCTGCCAATGGATCACCCAACGCATAGTTGGTGCCGGCGCCCCAAGCCCACAACTTGCCATCTGCGGCAAGTCCCAGCGTGTGGCCTTGTCCAGCCGCCACAGAGGTCCAGGAGAACGCAACAGGTGCGTTTGTATAAACAGCAGTGGGGGTGGAGATTATTGTCAGGGTTGCCGTGGCTCCTATCCCCGCCTGCCCTGACTGATTATACCCCCAAGCGTATAGATACCCGCCACCAGCCAGTCCGGCGGTGATAGCCACACTGTGTGAGGCGTTAGGTCCCAATCCCACTGCCAACCAAGAAGTGGCAGCAGGACCGCTCACAAGCACAGGACTAGATATGGTTGTGCCTGCACCGTTGTTGCCCACCTCTCCTACAAAATTATCTCCCCACGCATACAATATGCCTGTGTTTGTTATTGCCAATGAATGTACGGATCCGGCAAATATTGCCGACCAAGATGTTGTAACTGGCCCACTTACCAATACAGGACTGCTTACTGTGGTGACTGATGCTATTCCCAACTGTCCAGAACCGTTTGCACCCCATGCATATAACAGCCCAGTATTGGTTATAGCCATGCTGTGGGTGCCACCTCCAGCAATGGCAATCCAGGACAGCATGGGGAATACTGCCTGTGTGGCTTGGAACTGCGTTGTTACTGAACCAATACCAAGTTGACCTGCTGTGTTCAGTCCCCATGTATAAAGTTGTCCTGTTGTGGTGATACCCAGTGAATGGTTACCGCCTGCAGACACTGCGGTCCAGGATATAACGTTTGTCACTGGACCATACACCAACACCGGCGAACTCACTGTGGTAGTAGAATAAATACCTGCTTGTCCTGATGTATTCAGCCCCCAGCCATATAGCATTGCAGTGCTGTTGATGGCCATACCAAAATTGCCCGACACGCCAGCTGCAACAGCACTCCAAGACATACCCACCGGCCCACTCACTAATACCGGACTGCTTACTGCGGTGACTGATGCTATTCCCAACTGTCCAGAACCGTTTGCACCCCATGCATATAACAGACCGGTTGCGGTTGTTCCAAAGCTAAAACTGGATCCTGCTGCCACTTTGGTCCAGGATGTTGCCGCTGGCCCTGATACCAGGGTGGGGAAAAGCACGCTGGCAGTCAGGGTGCCGATACCAACTTGGCCTGAGTTATTTAATCCCCAGGAATACAGCGTCCCTGTTGTAGTTAACCCCACTGCGTGGTAAAGCCCAGCTGACACTGCCGTCCAAGATACCACAGGCCCGCCAGAGCTCCAGATTTGAGTGGGCCAGCTCAGGTTTCCGTTGATATTATTGGCCATGGCGGCGGTGTCGCCAAACCCCAACAACCACGTGAGGTTGGTTATACCCAAACTGGCATTCGATCCTGCAGAAATTGCAGTGAAACTGACACCTGTTGCTGTGGAAACCAACACCGGGGCACTAACTTGGGTCGCAGTGCCGTTGCCTATTTGTCCAAATCCGTTGTAACCCCATGCATACAGTGCACCGGTCGTTGTTATAGCCAAACTATGGCTCCCACCTGCTGAGACTGATGCCCACGACGTAGTGGCCGGACCCGACACAAGAAGTGGTGTGCTGATGCTGCCTGTTACGCTGTTGTTTCCAAGCTGTCCACTTGTGGCCAGTCCCCAAGCATAAAGCAGGTTGGTAGTTGTCACCCCCAGCGAATGCGCACCTCCTCCTGATGCAGATATTGCGGTCCATGATGTGCTGACAGGTCCGCTCACAAGAGTGGGATTCGACAACGGCGAAGTCAAAGCACTGATACCCACTTGACCCGAAGTGTTTAATCCCCACCCGTAGGGTTTGCCGTCTGTGGTAATTGCCAACGTAAAGAAGTTTCCCGCAGACACTGCTGCCCAGCTGCTTGTGCCCACATGCACTGGACTACTCACTGTGGTCAGTGAACCAATACCTGCCTGCCCTGATGTGTTTAGTCCCCATCCGTACAATGCACCCAGTGTTGTGATTGCCATGCTGTGCGTTGTTCCTGCCGACACTGACGCCCAAGATGTAGATGCAGGACCGCTCACAAGCACAGGACTAGATATGGTTGTGGGCGTCAGTGAGTTAATACCCAATGCACCCAAATTAGCTCCCCATGCATAAAGCTGGCCAGTGGCGGTGATTGCAAGAGTGTGTGGAGTACCACCGCACGCCACTGCTGTCCAACTACTTGTGCCGATTTGTATGGGAGATCCCACTGCTGTTGCGGTACTGTTATTTCCCAGTTGCCCAACTGTGTTAACACCCCATCCCCACAGGGATCCGTCACTTTTGATAGCCATGGTAAAACTACCGCCACAAGCAGAGCTTACCTTGGCCCATGATATAGCAGGTGGCGCAAGGACTGCAACTGGACTTGACGTAGAGGTTGGTGTATTTGTTCCCAGCTGTCCATATCCGCCATACCCCCAGCCATAAAGTGCACCAATGGAGTTGATAGCCAAAGTGTAAATACCTCCTGCCGTCACGGCGGTCCAGCTTGATGCGCCGACCTGTATGGGAGATGAGACGGATGTAAGGGATGCGTTGCCCAGCTGGCCACTTGTGCCTACTCCCCATGTCCACAAGGCTCCCAGGGTGGTGATGGCAGCAGCATGTGATCCGCCTGCTGTGATTTTGGTCCAAGATGTTGTTGCTGGTCCACTTACTAAAACAGGACTTGAGAAGCTGGCAGCAGTGCTGCTGTTTCCCAGTTGTCCGCTAGTTCCCAAACCCCATGCATATAACTGACCTGTAGTCAATATGCCCAAGCTGAAGCTGTTGCCTGCGGCCACCGCCGACCAACTTCCTGAGCCTACCTTGCTGGGTGATGATTTTGCCACGATGGTGCCATCTCCCAGCTGACCAACAGGATTGTTTCCCCATGCCCACAAGCTGCCATCTGATTGAATCCCCAATCCGTGATCTGTGCCCACAGATAGTTGCAGCCATGAACCCGGAGCACTGGGAGTTTGAATAATAGTGGGACTGACGGTGGCGCTTATGCCAGTTGCAGCTTGCCCTGATGTATTCAATCCCCATCCATATAGAGCACCTGCTGTGGTGATTGCCATGCTGTGACTGATGCCTGCTGTGATTGCCATCCAACTAGTGCTGGCAGGCCCGGAAACCAATACCGGAGAGGTTGTTGTGCCACCGCCAGTTCCCAGCGCGTTGTTGGTGTTGAGCCCCCAGGCGTAAAGTTTTCCGTCAGTAGTGAGCCCCAGGGAATGAAATGCGCCAGCTGCCACTGTGGTCCAGGAAGACGATCCTATTTTCACAGGCGAGCTTTTTGTTACTGAAGTGCTGTCTCCCAGTTCACCTCCGGCGTTTATACCCCACGCCCACAGCGATCCGTCAGTTTGAATTGCCAATGTGTGCGCAGACCCCAGCGATGCATATTTCCAACTTGACAAGGACGCTGCAATCGCAGAGATGGCAATGGGAGAGCTGGTGGTGGTCGCAGAGTTGATTCCGGTTTGCCCGCTGGTATTATATCCCCATCCGTACAAAGTGCCGGTTGTAGTGATAGCCATGCTGTGAGAATCACCAGCCGACACCGAGCTCCAAGAGGTCCCAGCAGGACCGGATACCAAACTGGGTGTGCTTACTGTGGTAGTGGTGGAGTTGATTCCCACTTGTCCCAAGCTGTTATAGCCCCATGCCCACAACGCGCCGTCATTTGTGATACCCATGCTGTGCGAGCCGCCTGCGGTCACAGAAACCCAGCTTGTGGCAGTAAAGCCCGGTAGTGCAATCTGCACAGGAAGACTTCTAGTGGCAGTTGTGTTGTCTCCCAGTTGTCCACTGGTGTTTACTCCCCAGGCCCACAGACTGCCGTCTGATTTAATCGCCAGAGTGTGAGCACCACCGGGAGCCATCTGAATCCAGCTTTGTATGGTTGGCACACCAGCTACTTGCACTGGACTACTGGCGTTTCCCGCAAGAAAGTTTCCAGCAGCCCCGGATAAGTTTGATCCCCATCCATACAGGACGCCTGTGGTTGTGATCCCCAACGTGGTTGAGGCACCTGCGGTGACGCTGGTCCATGATACGCCAAACTGGCCTGCCGCTACCGGACTGCTTTGGGTAGAGGTATTGAGAATCCCAAGTTGTCCTGATGAATTCAGTCCCCAGCCATATAGTGTACCGTCCGTTTTGATGCCCATGCTATAGGAAACCCCAGCTGACACCACAGTCCAGCTGGATGAACCTATTTTCTCAGGAACTAGCTGTTGCACAACAGCAGTGTTGTCCCCCAACTGCCCACTTTGGTTATTTCCCCATGCCCACAAACTGTAATCAGACTGTATGCCCAGCGTATGTTTGTCACCAACCGAGATTTGCCTCCAACTTTGTTGCGTTGCTATGCCTGTGGCCGCAACTGGGGTGCTGGCAGCTGATGTATACAAGCCATTATATCCGTTGAGGTTTGCACCCCAACCATAAAGTGTATTGGTGGTGGTAATAGCCATGCCAGCAGCATTACCTGCTGCCACGGCAATCCAACTTGCACCAGCAGGTCCCAAAACCACAACAGGCGAAGACACTGTGGCAAGGGTTCCAATACCTATCTGACCGCCGGTTCCCAGTCCCCACGCATAAAGTCTGCTGTCAGAGGTCAAAGCCAGTGTGAAATCCTGTCCTGCGCTTACCACACTCCAACTGCTGCTGCCAATCTTTACTGGTGAGCTCTTGCCCACCAGCGTGCCATCGCCAATCTGCCCCGAAGTACCTTGACCCCAAGTCCACAAGCTGTAGTCAGATTGAATTGCTGCTGTGTGTGACGCACCCACGCTCACCGATATCCATGATGGTGTAACAAACAGTGGTGTGGAGACTTGAACTGGTGAGGATGTACTCACAATATTGTTTGTGCCAAGGTTTCCATTATTATTGCTGCCCCACGAATACAACACGCCTGCTGTTGTAACGGCCAAGCCAAAAAAACCACCTGCCGAAACAATTTTCCAAGATGCACCAACTGGTCCAGATACCAATGTGGGAGAGCTTGCCTGTGTTTGTGTTGTATTGCCCAGCTGACCATATGTGTTATTGCCCCATGCAAACAGTAGTCCAGCACTGATACCCAACATAAAAAGCCGTCCGCCAGCTGATACAGCACTCCAGGAACTTGTCCCTACTGGAACAGGCGTGCTTGCTGATAAAATATCACTATTTCCCAACTGACCACTGGTCCCCAACCCCCAAGTATAAAGGAGTCCGGTGCTGGTGATGGCGGCTGCATAAGAACTTCCTGCTGATATCAAACTCCAGGATGTTGTTGCGGGTCCGCTCACCAGCACCGGACTGCTGGTGTTTACCAATGTGCTATTTCCTATTTGGCCGGCATTGTTTATACCCCATGCCCACAACGTGGCGTCACTTCGGATAGCCAGAGAAAAACCAATACCCGCTGACACAGCTGACCAAGAACTAATGCCCACTTGTATAGGACTGTTTGTTATTATGGGAACGCCAGTCTGGCCCAGGATATTATTACCCCAACCATACAGCAAATTTGCAGTAGAGATGGCCCCGGCCATGGTATCACCCGCTGCCACTGCAATCCAAGACGTAGCAATGGGTCCTGAAACAATGACAGGAGAACTTATTATTGAACTTGCTGAGTTAATACCCAATTGGCTGTTGGAGTTCAGACCCCAGCCATAAAGTATTCCCGCCGTGTCAATGGCGAAGGTAAAGTTAGACGCAGGGCCGGATATGACATTGGCGATACCATTGGGGATGCCGGTGGCAGTGTAGGGTATAGAGCTGATTAGTGTCGCGGTGGACGTGTTACCCATCCCCAATTGCCCCAGGGAGTTTAATCCCCATCCTTTTATGTTGCCGTTGACCGGTCTTGCCAACACTGTGTGGTTTGCGCCACTGGCCACTGAATAGGTGGCAGTAGCTATTGTTGTATTTGCTGCCGCTAATGTGGGCACTGTTGTATAATAAGGAACACCTGTTTCTGCAACAATGTTTTGTCCTGCACCCCAGAGCTTGGGTCCCACAACTGTACTGTGATAATCTCCCAGTGCTACGCCCAGTGAGGTAGTGGGTGCCGGCAACGTAGACATCACAGCAGGACTCAGTGTGGCGTTTGTTAGCCATGTGCTTTGCGCACCGCTAACTGCAATTTGTGCGCTGGTGTTCAACCCTGCACCAAACAATGCAGCGGGGCTGGCCGCAAGGCTGTAGAGTACATGCCCTGCTACGGGCCTTGCATAAACTGCGGTGTAACTGCTGGTGGCTGTTATCATTACAGGACTACTATAGTTTCCACCACCGGTATAGGAGGCAAATGCCCCCCACTGATACAATGCATTTGTGTCTGTAATAGCAAAAGTAAACGACGTTCCTGCTGACACCATGATCCAACTGACACGAGTAGCTGGCAGTGGTATATTCACCGGTGTCAATGCCACTGTTGTGGTGTTGTTGCCGATCTGTCCACTGGAGTTCAAACCCCATGCATACAACAGGGTTTTTGTGATGTCCACGGCGAATGAGAATGATGAACCTGCTGCAATCATGCTCCAACTTGTGTTGGTGGGCCCGGAAACCAAAACAGCGCTGGATTTGGTGGTTGCCGCCCCGATACCAACCTGACCTGAGGTATTTTGTCCCCATGCATATAGTCTGCCAGCTGTGGTGATACCCAAACTATGCGAAGCGCCGGCTGCCACAGCGGTCCAGGACAGCCCTGCGGTGGGTGCTACCACCAACACTGGAGATGACACAGCCGCAGTGGAGTTGATACCGGTTTGTCCGCTAGTGTTCAATCCCCAGCCAAACAGGCGACCGTCTGTTGTGATGCCCAAACTGTGTGCAGCACCGCAACTGACCACTGACCAACTACTTGTGCCGATGTGAACCGGAGAACTTCTTGTGGCAGCAGAGCCGTCTCCCAGTTGCCCGCTGGTGTTTAACCCCCAACCCCACAATGAACCGTCGGATTTGATGCCCATGCCAAACGATATGCCTGCCGACACCACGTTCCAGGAACTTGAGGTGTCAGTGGGATCATAAGCAGCTTGTATCATGGGCAGATTGTTGCCGCCAGCACCACCTACCATGCCATTACCCAACTGGCCATACAATGACCCGCCCCAGCTATACAAGTTATAATAGATGTCCAAGGCATTGGTGTGCATGACGCCGGCTGTCACACTGGCCCAGCTGATGCCACTGGGTCCTGACACCAATGTGGGGGTGGATACTGTGGTTAAAGTGCCAATGCCAACTTGTCCTGAGGTATTCAAACCCCAGCCCCATAATGTTTTGTTTGTTGTGATGGCAAAAGAATGGGTGCCGCCAACACCAATTGATATCCAGGAGGTAAGAGCTGGCCCGCTCACTAACACTGGACTGGATATGGGAGAAGTTAACGAGCTAATACCCACTTGTCCCGAGGTGTTCAAGCCCCATCCATATAGATTGCCATCAGTCGTTAATGCCAGTGTGTGACTTAATCCTGCAGCCACCATGCTCCAACTGCTGGATCCGATTTTAACTGCTATTTGTTTTGTGGTGGTTGTGCCGTCACCAAGTTGTCCAGCAGTATTTGCACCCCAGCCCCAGAGAGATCCATCAGTCTTGATGCCCATGCCATAACTGACCCCGTAAGTTATACTACTCCAGGAAACCGTGCCTGCGGCAGGTATTAATGGCTGTGATGTTGCAACATATTGGCTGGCGCCAACTTGCCCAGTGGCATTGCTGCCCCAGCCCCACAGTGTGTTGTCGCTGCGGATAGCCAAGGTATGTGCATCGCCCAGGGCTACCTGTTTCCAGCTTGTGGTGCCAATGTGAATTGGTGATGATTTGTTTGCAAGTGCAGCATCACCATCGCCAACCTGTCCGCTTGAATCCAGCCCCCACATATAAAGTTGCTTGAACGGCCCAGTGGGCCCTGCAACTTTACCTGCGGTCAATAACTTTTCAAAAAGCATAACTACTCCTGCGGAACAATAGGAAACACAATATTGTTTATATTTATTTCCTGTGTATACGGGTCTGTGCTGTAAACCTCAGGTAAATCTCTCAGCGCCTGTCTGTAGTTTAGATAATCGGTTTTCCATTGATCGCTTTTCAATGCTTGTACGTCCAGAGCCTGGGTCCAGTCTGTGGCAGATATCAACTGGTCGCGCACTGAGCGCAGATACGTCATAAACGACGTTCTCTGTTGCTGCAACAACTCTTGAGGATCAAAATTCCGTGTAAACAGTTCAGCAGTTTGTATTACCACGGAATTTGCGCCGTCAAACGTAAATGTTGTTGCACCATATGATTGAGTGTTGTAATCTGTAATGGAGGGAGTGATGTCATTTACCGGATACCAGCCCAAACTTGCCAGTGTTGCCAAGTCATTTTCCAAAGCAAACAAATTGCTGACGTTCCTCCAGCTCTCTGGCAGTTGGTCGTATAGTTCCACTGCCATGCTATTTTCCACATATGCCCATTTACTCATTACAAATTCTGCCCGCTAATAAATGCATTGTATGTTGTGCCCTGATCAGTACTGACAAATGTCAATACATCTCGTTGTCCGTTTGTTGTAGTTATAACCGGCGCCACAGCACCGGGCCAGCGCACCGTACCGGGCCAAACCACTGTGTATGCACTGCCTGTGCCGGTTGTTATAATAACAAACCCCACTGTGCTGGAAGCAGTGCTGGCCACGACCGAAGAGTTTATTATATTGACGTTGGTGACACTGGCGGTCAAACTCACATTGAATATTGTACCGGTCGACAAGTCCAAAGTCAACAAACCGCCTGATATTGCAGGACTAGTGCTAGTTTCGGCATACGTCTTGATTAAACTAAGCACTGTGCTGCCGGTGCTGGATATGCTTATTGCATCGGTTGCACTATTATTGACAACAAAATGCATGCTGTTGGCGGTGCTAGTTCCCAAAACTAGATCACCATTGCTACTATACAAATATGTGGCGCTGGCAAGATTCAGTGATCCGGTGCCGGTAAATCCACTGCTGTTGATACCAAAGTCACCGTAATATGCTGTGGCATTTCCCACACTGCTGCTGACAATGAAGTCGGCTGACGCGCTGCTTCCTCCGTTGGTATTTTGCAGGATCATTTGAGTATAGGTGTTTGTGTTGTTGCTGAACTGGCTCATGATGTTGGTATCATTATAATTCAGCGTGCCATAGTTGTAAGCGCCGGTATTGTTGGCAGATGAAATGTTTACATACGCAGTATAACTGCTGGCATTAATAGCTCCCACCACACCGAGCAGTCCAGTGCTGGGGTTAAACGTGAGGTCACTGCTGGAATAAGGCGCAGAGTTTCCCGTACTGACATTGCTCAACATGGGATAGAATGTTGCGTTGGTGGTTGTCGCAACGACGTTTACTGCCAAAGAGCTGGTGTTTGTGGCACCAGTTGCGCCAGTTAATCCCGTGGCGCCTGTGGGCCCGGTCACTGTGCTGGCAGCACCTGTAGGGCCAGTGGCACCTGTGGCACCTGTAGGGCCAGTAGCACCTGTGGCACCTGTAGGACCAGTAGCACCTGTAGGGCCAGTGGCACCTGTGGCACCAGTTGGACCAGTAGCACCTGTGGGTCCAGTTGCACCTGTGGGACCAGTCAAGCCTGTTGCACCGGTGGGACCAGTCAAGCCTGTAGCACCTGTGGGGCCAGTGGCACCTGTGGGGCCAGTAGCACCTGTGGCACCTGTAGGGCCAGTAGCACCTGTGGCACCTGTAGGGCCAGTAGCACCTGTGGGGCCAGTGGCACCAGTTGGACCGGTGGGACCAGTCAAGCCTGTAGCACCTGTGGGACCAGTAGCACCTGTAGGGCCAGTGGCACCTGTGGGACCTGTCAATCCGGTTGCACCTGTGGGACCAGTCAAGCCGGTTGCACCAGTGGGTCCAGTGTCACCTGTGGGGCCAGTGTCACCTGTGGCACCTGTAGGGCCAGTAGCACCAGTGGGTCCAGTGTCACCTGTGGGGCCAGTGTCACCTGTGGCACCTGTAGGGCCAGTAGCACCTGTGGGTCCAGTGGCACCAGTTGGACCAGTAGCACCTGTGGGTCCAGTTGCACCTGTGGGACCAGTCAAGCCTGTAGCACCAGTTGGACCAGTAGCACCTGTGGGGCCACTGGCACCTGTGGGGCCAGTCAAGCCTGTTGCACCGGTGGGACCAGTTGCGCCGGTGGGACCTGTCAATCCGGTTGCACCTGTTGCACCTGTGGGACCTGTCAATCCGGTTGCACCTGTTGCACCTGTGGGACCAGTCAAGCCGGTTGCACCAGTGGGGCCTGTAGCACCTGTGGGTCCAGTGGCACCTATTGGGCCAGTGCTCACGATCTGTATAAACATTTCGTCAGCATCGGCAAAGTTTGTTAGCCCTTCCCCTGCACCTGCTTCAAAAGAAACAGGAACAGTAAACACGCCCGATGAGTATGTAGGTGTTCCGTTAATCAGCCATTTTTGATAACTGGTATATGCATTTTGATCTTGAATTAGCAACTGTTGATTTAGTGCCAAACCTTGCAAAAATATTGTGATATCAATACTGTCACTTGTGGTGGCATTAATATACAAAAGGGTGCTATCCTTTTGACTGAGGGGATCATTAAACTGAAACTGTCCTGCAGCCGGAGTACCAAGGGGGACACTACTTAGGTCCGTCAGGTATAAAAATATGCTGGAAGATAATCCCTGCGGACCAGTTGCACCTGTTGCACCAAACGCCCCAGATGGGCCTGTTGCACCAGTTGGACCTGTTGCACCCGTTGCACCAATTGGGCCTGTAGCACCTGTAGGACCAGTGGCACCGGTGGGACCTGTTTGCCCTGTTAAGCCAGTTGGACCTGTTTGCCCTGTTAAGCCAGTTGGACCTGTTGCACCTGTGGGACCAGTCAAGCCGGTTGCACCTGTGGGACCTGTTGCACCTGTGGGACCAGTCAAGCCGGTTGCACCTGTGGGAC